CCTTCTGGTTCGGGTTCGGGTTCAGGCTCTGGTTCAGACTCGGGTTCAGGCTCGGGTTCCGGTTCTGGTTGAGGCTCTGGAGGGCCTTCCGGTTCAGGCTCGGGCTCAGGTTCGGGCTCAGGTTCTGGTTCTGGCTCTGGTTCAGGTTCTGGCTCAGGTTCTGGCTCTTGCACATCTGGTTCAGGTTCTGGCTCTGGTGTAGTTGTATCAACATCAGGAGTTTCATCTGGTTCTGGTTTATTAGGCTTATCAGGTAAGTTAGGAACTACTACTTGATTTGGAAATTCATCATCAAAATCATCGTCATCATCGTTATCATCTGGCTGCTCAGGTTGTTCTGGACTGTCTGTAGGTACTTCCGGTGCTGGATTTAACACGCTATCTAAATCGTCCTTGGTTTGTTGGTCAATAGCATCAGCAAGCTCAGGATTATTATCTAACATTTCTTGTGCAGCTTCAAATTCGCCTGCTTCTAGTGCATTGCCAAATTCTTCTATGTCACTAGTAAGTTCTGAAGTGCCGTCTCCTGCCGTATCACTATTACCATCTCCGTCACCTGGTTGGTCGCCACTACCATCACCTGGTTTGTCGCCACTACCATCACCTGGTTTGTCGCCTGATCCAGTTCCTGTACCGTCACCTTCGCCTGGCCCAGTAAATCCAGGTATACCAGAACCTGGACCGTCTCCATCTGATCCGGCCGCTGTACCGTCTCCTGTTACTCCTGATCCGGAACCGTCTCCGCTACCTGGTCCTGTTTTACGTCCGGGTGCTTTACCTTCAATTCCCTTTAAACAATTTTGTAAATATTCTTTCCATTGCGGATATTGAGCAATATGATCGTTTACAGCATCTGTTGCTAGTTCTTTGTCAACTTTATCGCCGCTGGTAAATGCACGTACTGCCATTCGACAAATATCATCAGGTGGATCTCCGTATTCGAATTTTGATTTTAACCCTGCTTCAACTACTTTAATATCTTTGTATTTCATTATTCATCTGCCTTAGGTCTAAGTGCTTTTGATAAGCTCTGTCTTTCCACAACACTTTCGCCGGCAATAGTATCGGTTGTAGTATTGTTTATAAATGTACCTTTTTGGTTTGTTCTATTGTTTGTACCAGTAAGTGTCATACGTACATTATCTTCTTGTTTAACCCAACGACTTCCGTCATATCTAAACAGTCTATTAGGTGAAAAGTCTGTGCGTAGGAAAAAATCACCTACTGTAGTGTTAGTAGGAAAACTTATACCATGACCAAAAGATTCACCGTTAGTCGGTATTCCGTCGCCCAGTAAATATCCGTTGTATCCTGACTTAGTAGCTGAGCGCATAGTATCCGGAATATCATCTCCATCTGTGTCAACAAGTTCTGTATTTCCATTTTCATCTAATTGTAAACTAAAGTAATGACTAGTATCATATCCTGCTTTCGGCGCATCAGCTTCTGCTTGTGCAACCACAGCATTATTAATTTGCATCTCTTTATCATATGTACTTAATAAATTACGCAGAGTATCGCCGCCTGTAGCGCCTTCTTCTGCAGGTAAGTCTAGTATTTCTTTGAATTCTTGTGAGTCTACTATTTGTTTTAATTTTAATCTGTATAAATGCGGATACCAAGATTGTGAAAATCCTTCTGCTGCTCGATTAACATCTTCTACAACATAAAAACGTTTAAGAGCAAATGATAAATCATTAAGTGCATACTCGTCTTTTAAGTGTGGCAATTCTACCACATCACCTGCCATAACTTTTCTACCAAGAGTTTTAACACTACTATTAATGTGTATTGTTAAGAATAATGTATCATTACTTAAAAACAATCCAAATTGACTAAGGTTAAAGTCTATATCTTGTACATTATAAATGCCACGCATTGTATAAATGTCTGGATCATACTTGCGATCTCTGTTTTCTAAGAACAACATGTCTTGTATGTTGGTTTCCTTTACAGCGTCATATCGTGGTTGATCAGCTGTAGCATCTGCTTCACTAGGATTTTCAGCACCTAGGAACTTGTGTATATTGATATCTGTACCACCTACAGTGAACATTTCATAGACTTGTTTGTCTATAAATGCATAATCATTACCGCGTTGTGGCTTGTATAAACTTAATCTTGGCATACACATATTTATCGTTAGTAACTCAATACGATAAATACTAATGGAGACTATAATTATGGCAATACAAAAACAAGAAATATTTGATTACGTACACGCAATGCTAGGCGGAGGCATGATTGATGTTGAACTCGATCCTATCCATTATGAAACAGCATTAAAGAAAGCATTTACACGTTTTAGACAACGTAGTGATAATTCAGTTGAAGAATCATATTTCTTTATGCCTACAATTATAGACCAAAACGAATATACATTGCCCAATGAAATAATGGAAGTTCGCAAATTGTTCCGCAGAAGTGTTGGATCAAGATCAGGGGGCGGAGATGGCGGAAGTATATTTGAACCATTTAACTTAGCATATACAAACGCATACTTACTAACAAGTTCTAATATGGGCGGACTAGCAACATATGATATGTTTAGCCAATATCAAGAATTAGTAGGTAGAATGTTTGGATCATTTATAGAATTTAAATGGAACTCTACTACTAAAAAATTAACTCTACTACAGCGTCCTAGAGCAGAAGAAACATTATTGTTATATTGTTACAACTATCGTCCAGACGAACAGATAATGAATGATTATCTAGCACAACAATGGATTAAAGATTATACACTTGCTAGTTGTAAGTATATGTTAGGCGAAGCGAGAGAAAAGTTTGCTACTATTGCAGGCCCACAAGGCGGCACAAGTTTAAACGGTACAAGTTTAAAATCCGAAGCACAGCAAGAAATGGAAAAGCTAGAACAAGAAGTTTCTCAGCAAATACCAGGTGGCGCAGGATATAGTTTCCTAATAGGCTAAAAACCTTCAAAGTTAACGCTAACGATTTTAATTCATTGTAAATACATTATAATGAATCTTTCTGATTACAAACAAGAGTACAGATTATTTTACATGGTAAAAGGCCATTTAAATACAACTCACGCTACTGTTATGCAAAGTGCAGATGGATATTTCCGTAGGCTTTGGAACAACAATGAAGCCTATTTACACGAAGAGGGATTTGAAGAAGCCTTCAAAAAAGTACTTGACAACTCATAAAAAATACCTTATAATAAACACTAAGACTATAACTTAGGAAATATTATTATGATTATTGGCATATGTGGATTAATTGGTAGCGGTAAAGGTACAGCTGCTGATATTCTAGTTGATGAACACGGATTTACAAAACTGTCTTTTGCAGATAAACTTAAAGATGGCGTAGCTACTGTATTTGGTTGGGATCGAGCAATGCTCGAAGGCGAAACTGACAAAAGCAGAGAATGGCGAGAGAAAAAAGATTCTTTTTGGAGCTCTGAAACAGGACGCACTATTACTCCAAGACTAGTACTACAGGAATTTGGTACAGATTGTATGCGTCATGGATTTGATGACGGCATTTGGGTTAGTCTTGTCAAGAAACAGATTACACAATCTCCAAACACTAATTTTGTAATACCCGATGTAAGATTTCCTAATGAAGCAAATATGATTAAAAGTATACACGGCGAAGTATGGCGTGTAATGAGAGGGTCTGATCCTGTTTGGTTCCGCATGTATCAAGATATTGGAGTCGAGCCTAAAGATGTACACGAAAGCGAATGGCGTTGGGCAAACGTAGATTTTAATGCACAGGTAAACAATAACGGGACACTAGACGATCTTAAAAATCAGGTACAAGGTCACCTTGCTTCCACTTTACGCCCTGTTTCTGCATAATACGTTGACAGTTTGCACATATAGTCTTAAGGTTACTAGGTCTACAATTATTTAAATCGCCGTCAATGTGAAACACATTAAACTGCTCTTGGTACTTTGATGTGTAATTACACTTTTCACATGAGTTCTTTTTTTCATATCCACGTTGTTTCCATTTAGGTACGCCATGGTTTAATCCATTACGTAAGCAACGCTCGCAAAGTTTTCGATAATAGGTTTTATTGCCTTTTTTATAATTAACGGCCGCAGGTCTCTGTTTACATTGGCATAAAGGTCTCATATTGTATTTACCTCACCTTTTTGGTACCTTTTTATAGGGATATATACGTACCTTTTTTTTCATATCTGCTAAATACATATAGCAAAAGATTCCAACAGGAGAAATAATATGGCTTTAACATCACCAGGAGTACAGGTTAGCGTAATCGACGAAAGTTTTTACACACCAGCTGAACCAGGTACAGTGCCTATGATTTTTGTTGCTAGTGCATCAAATAAAACAAATGCAGCAGGAACAGGAACAGCACAGGGCACACTAAAAGCAAATGCAGGGAAACCTTATTTGCTTACTTCACAAAGAGATTTAGCGGACACATTTGGAGATCCGATATTCAAAACAGATAATAACAACAATCCAATTCATGCAGGCGAACTAAACGAATACGGCTTACAAGCTGCTTACTCACTATTAGGTGTAAGCAACAGAGCATTCGTTGTACGTGCTGACATTGATTTAGGAGAGTTAGAAGCTACAGCGGACGCACCGAGTGCAAATCCCTTAGCAGGCACATACTGGTTTGATACAGATGGTTCAAGATACGGTATACAGCAATGGAATAGTAATGCTGTTAATACCACAGGCGGACAAACTTTTACAACAAAGACACCTACAGTAATTTTTAAACAAAATCAAGTAGTAGATTATGATGGCGGAGATTATACTCCATTAGCATCAATTGGCGCAATTGGTGATTATGTAATTATAGCAGTTACAACTATCAATAAATTATGGTATAAAAATACAAGTGGTTCATGGGTAGCAGTTGGAAGCGGCGATTGGATTAAAAGTTGGCCAACAGTAAAAGGTACTAACGCAAATCCAACATTTACAGGAACAGCAGATATTACAGTAAACGGCACTACAATATCAGTAGGCTCAAATACAGTAGCTGATGTAGCAACAGCAATAACAAATGCAATAATTCCAGGAATTTCGTCAGCAGCAGTTGATGGATTTTTAGAAATATACAGTGATGGAACAAGTTCAGGAGCAGATGATTCAAGTACAGGAGGACCAGTTGTAATTGGTGGTGACGCAACTAGACTTTCAGAGCTTGGTATTACAGCTGGATCCTTCCTTCCTCCAGCTTTACAAATTTCAGCACATACAAGTGTTCCGACTTGGAAAATAACTGATACAGGAACTTCAAGACCATCTGGTAGTATTTGGTTTAAAACAACAGTTCCAAATGGTGGTGCAAAACTAAGTGTTAAACTTTGGAATGCAACTACATTACTATGGGACGAAATTTCAACAGCAATGTATCCAGATGCAGCATCAGCAATTTATGGTTTAGATTCAACAGCAGGTGGATTAAACCTAGCAATTGGTGATTTGTATGCTAAAACTAATGTTGCAAACGATGCTTTAGCAATGGGCAATTTTACAATTTTCCGTAGACAAGCAAGTGGCGCAACTAATATTAGTAGTGCAATTATTACAGGTGCAGTACCAGGAGCAGGAGTACATACCTTTACAATGTCAAGCACAAACAAAGGCAGTGCTGCATTTAGTACACCTGTTACTGTAAGTGTTACAACAAGTGGAAGTGCAAGCGGCGATGCAAATTTAATTGCTGCAGCTATTACATCAGCTAACGTTGCTAACGTAAGTGCAACAGTTGACGCATCAAACAGAGTTATAATTAGCCATGCACAAGGCGGCGAAATTAAATTTGTTGATACAACTGGATTATTAAATGCAATGGGATTCAAACCATTTGTAAGCACAGACGCATCTACTACAGCAAACTTAGTATTTGTAGACGGCACAACTGATGCTACAAGTCCAAAACAATTTCAAGCAACTAACTGGCGTGTATTAACATATACAGCAAGTGCAGATGCAGTTACATCATTAGCATCACAAGGACAGCTATGGTATAATTCAATTGTAGACGAAGTAGATATGCTTTGGCACAACGGTACAACTTGGGTAGGATACGGAGATTCAACAGCATATCCAACAGCAGACCCAGAAGGACCAATTGTTTCAGCAAGTATGCCAACACAACAAAGTGACGGCAGTGCATTAGTAACCGGCGATCTTTGGATTTCAACAGCAGACTTAGAAAACTATCCAACAGTATATCGTTACAATGTAGATATTTCAGGAACAACAGCTTCTAAATGGGGAAGTCCATTAGACACTGGTGACCAAACAACTGAAAACGGTATATTATTTGCAGATGCACGTTATGGAACAGGACCAGGTACAACTACAGTTGCACCAAGTGGTACAATACCAGCAATGTTAGCAAGTAACTACTTAGATCCAGATGCACCAGATCCAGCATTATATCCAAAAGGTATGTTGTTATGGAATCTAAGACGTAGTGGATTTAATGTAAAACGTTTCGAGCGTAACTATATTGATACAACAAGTGACAACAAACGTCAAGATGATGCACCAATGGAAAACTATTATCCACATAGATGGGTAACTGAGTCAGGCAATCAAGCAGATGGTTCAGGTAGCTTTGGACGTAAAGCACAGCGTAAAGTTATTATACAAGCATTACAAGCAATGGTTAACAGTAACCAAGATATTAGAGATGACGAGTCAAGATTATTTAACGTAATGGCGGCACCAAGTTATCCAGAATTAATTGGCGAAATGGTTGCATTAAACAATGATAGAGGTTTAACAGCATTTATCGTTGGTGATAGTCCAGTAAGATTACAAAGTGATGGAACTACATTAAATAATTGGGGTTCAAACACTGCATTGGCTGTTGAAGATAATGACAATGGTGCAGTAACAAGAGATGAATATTTAGGTATGTTCTACCCGAGCTTGTTTACAAGTGATAATGCAGGTAACAATGTTATTGTTCCA